AATACGTGAACAAAAAAAGCAGCAACCTAAAACACAAAAACCTTAATTTTACTTTACCGCTATGAAACTAACACTACACGAAACAACACTTGACCGCCGTGCAATTGAACTTGCAAACGTGGTATTCAGCCCCGATAAAATGCGGCTAACAAAAGAACGTGCCGCCGCAGTTCGGCAGCTTTGCACCGCTTTTCAAAATGGCACACCGTTCTTTTTAACGGGCGATACTGGGACAGGCAAAACGATATACACAAAATTGTTCTTGGCCGCCCAGCCCGATAAGAAATTCGTTTACTACAATATGCGGCACTTGTTTCGGGAGTATTCGGCAATGAAAAACCCCGATGAATTCATCTTGGCGTTTATTCAAAAGACGCGGTACACGGCCCTAATTCTTGATGACGTGGGCAGCGATGAAGCGGTTGGTGCATACGGCAGGGCGAATACCATTCTTTACGATATTATCGAAAGCCGAATGGAGGGGAACCACCTAACAGGCATAATTTCAAACAACACCTTGTCCCAAATTTTGGCAAGGTTCGGGACGGACGGCCAGCCCGATGCACGGTTAACTTCACGCCTAAAAAAATGGGAAACCATCATCATGCCCGGCGATGACAACCGGGGCGTTTTCGATATTTTGCCTTTTGCCCAATGGCCGCAAACCCAACTGCCAGCCGATGCCGAGCCGCCAGCGATACCATGCCCTGATCATCTTCGTGAAAGCATTTACGAAAAGTTAGGCATCATCGCTAACAAGGTAGTTGATGCACCGCCCAGCAAAGCCGATGAACTTCGTAAAGCGTTTTGGGGCAATTCGGTAAAGCCATGACCAATAAACCATTCATTAACCCTACTTTGTACCTTTAATGACGCAAAAATGATGCAAGCATGAGCCAACTAATTTTAAAATTTAACCTTCCCGAAGAAGAAACTGAGGCCAACTTTGCCTTAAAAGGCGGGGACTATTTCTTGATACTGCATGACCTTTACGAAAAGCTGAGGAACATTACCAAGTACGGGAACAACCCTTTCAACGGCAAAACAGCAAGCGAGCAGGAGATTCTACTTGCCGAGCAGATACGGGAGTACCTTTACGAAAAAGATTTTAAGGATTTATGAGCATGAATTTAAGTTGCCCTACGGGGGGACAAATTGTCCCTATGAACATCGACACCGTTGCCGAGTTTTGGGCTGGCTTCGATTTCGACACTGCCCAGCCCATTGCGTTTATAGATTCCCAAAAGATAATTTGCTTGCGTACCTTTGTAAATGTCCACATTTCGTATTTAAAAGCAAACAAGGGCAACCCGCTATACCTACCCTACTGGTTGCGGCTTGAAAAACTAACAAAGCATTATGCCGAAAAGCGTTGAACATCAAATACAATTGGCTTGCGTCAAATACTTCAGGGCTGCGTTTCCCGACCTTTATTGCAACCTTTGGCATACCAATGGCAGAGCGATTGACAAACGAAACGGGGGCGTACTAAAAGGCATGGGCGTAATTGCTGGCGTACCCGACCTTTTGTTTTTTTACAAAGGCAAGTTACACGGCATTGAACTAAAGACCGCTAAGGGAACGCAAAGCGAAGGGCAAAAAGAATGGCAAAAGATGGCATTAATGCATGGAGGCGAATATCACATTGTGAGAACCGTTGAACAATTTGTACTTTTGATTCAGCAAACAATTCAAAATGGTTAAACTTGTACCAATAGGTTCGGTTAAGGGAAATAGCCGCAACCCAAGATTTATTCGGGATGAGAAATTCAAAAAGCTGGTTGCTTCGCTTGTGGAGTTTCCTGAAATGGCTACTCTTCGCCCTTTAGTGGTCGATGAAAACATGACCGTACTTGGCGGCAATATGCGGCTAAAGGCGATGCAAGAATTGAAATGGAAAGAGGTGCCGATAGTGGTTGCCGAAGGTTTGACCGATGCACAGAAGGATGAATTTGTTATCAAAGACAATGTGGGGTTTGGCGATTGGAACTGGGAGCAGTTGGCAAACGAATGGGATGCAGAAGAACTGACAAGGTGGGGCTTGGAGATACCGGGGTTTGATACCGAACTGCCAAACGATGAACCCGAAGAACAAGACGCAAACAGCCTGATAGTCGAGGCCGATATGATAACCTTGGAAGACCTTTTCGATGAACTGAAAAGCCGAGGGTTTAATGTTTCAATGAAATAAAACTATGGCGAACAATACGAACGCTAAAAAAAAGCTGATGCTTGAAGCCCTTGAAAAATCATTGGGCATAGTTACAACGGCATGCAAGGCGGTAGGTGTTGCAAGGGTAACGCATTACGAATGGGTAAAGCTGGATGAAGAATACAAGGCCAAGGTTGATGAAATCATGGAGGTTCAACTTGACTTTGTCGAAAACAAGCTAATTGACCGCATCAACAAGGGCGATACCGTTGCGATAATTTTCTACCTAAACAGCAAAGGCAAGTCAAGGGGATATAACAGGCCGCATGAAGAAAAGCGGGACAACGTGAAATGGCCGAGTAACTTTACTTTCAACATCGTGAAAAACGATGAAGAGGTATAATCTTAACCCGAAGCAGCATCAAACATTAACCGCCAGCGAAACCGAACGGCTGTATGCTTATGTCGGTGGCATTCGTTCAGGCAAGACCATAACGGGGGCACATTGGGCACTACACAACATCATTCATCAGCCCGAAATTAAAGGGGGCATCTTCAGCAACACCGTAAGCCAGTTGAACACCGCCACGCTATCCGAGTTCATTGGCGTACTTGACGCCTACGGGCTATTCAAGGGCGAACATTACGTGGCCAACAAAGACCCTGAACGCTACTTCGGTTATAAGTCAAAGTTTGAAAAGCACAACGGCGTTTGGTCATTTATGAACGGGGCACAGGTCATCACCTTCAGCATCGAAACAATGATACGAGGCATTGAACTTGGTTGGTGCTGGGGCGATGAGGTGCAAGATGCGGCGATTGACAGCCTGAACATTGTCATGGGCCGTATGTCAGGAGCCAAGTTCCCACGAACGCTGTGGACAATGACACCGCCCATGGACAACCCTGATATCGATGAATTGATATGGGGCGAGAAGCAGATAGCACATACCATTGGCACAACGTATGACAATAGTGCGAACCTACCTGAAGGCTACATCGAGCAGCTTGAAAAGACCTACGATAGCCTGACCTTCAAACGGGAGGTGCTGGCCAACCGGGTTACGATGTCGGGGCTGAATTGGCTGTATTCATTCGACAGGCAAAAGCACGTGGGCAGCAAGGCGGCATACGATATTACCATACCCGTGTACGTTTCGATTGACTTCAACAACAACCCGTTTACGGCCATATTAGCACACAGGGGGCGGCATCAAGACGGCAAACAGTACATTCACTACTTTGATGAGATTGCGTTAACGGCAGACCACATTCAGGGCAAGACGTTTATTGAGGCGATGGTTGAAGAAATCTTCAGGCGAACCCCAGCACAGGTGCAGAACCGATTGTACTTTGTTACGGGCGATGCTTCGGGCCGTGCCCAGTCGGTCATTGCCAAGGTCGGGCAAAACATGTGGTCCGAGATTGTGGACCGCATGAGGGTATCGCCAAACAATTTACTGGTTCCGAGGTCGAACCCACCGCATCAAGAATCAAGGCGGCTATGCAACAGTATCTTTTCAAACTACGATGAGGTGTTAATCAACCCGAAATGCAAGGTGCTTATCAGGGATTGTGAGTTTGTGAAAGCCCTACCTGATGGCGGTGTTGACAAAGGCAGCCGAACCAAGGTTGACAAACGTGCCGATGCCTTGGACTGCTTGCGGTACGATTTGCATGCCAACAATCGGCAGTTCATTTTTAGGTAAGTGGTTATAAAAGGGGCAAAACGTGGGGTGTTTGTGCCTTTAATGACAATAAAAAAAAAGCATGCACTTTAAAATCAATTGCATATTTTTAACACATGGCAGAATACAAAGGTTGCAACATTGGCCCATCGGACAACAAGGGCAAAAAGTACAAAGCCCAATGCGGCGATAACCCGCCCGTACATTTTGGGGCCAGCGGCTACCGAATTAAGCCCGGCACATCGGCTGGGGATAGTTATTGTGCAAGGTCGGCTGGCATCGAAGGTAGCGGCAAGGGTAGTGCGAACTATTGGGCACGTGAACTTTGGTCGTGCCGAGGCAACAAATCAGTTAGCGACAAACCATTCTTTGGCAAAATAAAACTTTAACCATGCAAGATCACGCTAAACAACTATTCGAGATTAACGACATATGGCCGGGCGATTTGACTTTTCACCGCTTAGAACCCGAAGTGCCGTTGATTTGCTTAACCGTATGTTACAACGGCAGCGACAAACTTGAGTACGGCATTAAACATCGAGACGGTGTTGAGAGTTGCAGCCGCCACGAACTAATGACTGTCGTGGATGCCGAAATCAAACGTATCACAGGCAAATGACTACCAAAGAATACATCGCAAAGCTGAACAAGGCCGAGCGGGCAATCAACGGCAAACGGTTTGTCGGCTTGTCTTCAAGTGTTGGCCGCATGCAGTTCAAACGGGTATTTGCCGAGGGGCTGGACGCTGGCGGCGGGCCGATTAAGCCCGACTATTCAACCAATCCGATAAGCATTGGCAAAAACCAAACGCCAACGGCATCAACGGCAAAGTTTTATGAGGGCGGCTATCGTGAGTTCAAACGTAAATTAGGCCGAGGCAAGATGGTATTGTTTCGGTTGTTCAGCCAAATGTATTTGCAGTCCATTGTCAACCCTGAACTGAAAATTAGCAACACAGGGTTCGTTATAGCGACAGGCATGACCTACAACGCTGGCAACCCAAAAGGTAAAGTTGATGGGCTTTTGGACAAATATGGCGATGCTTTTAAGTTTTCGGACGCTGAACGCAAAGAATTTACCGAAAGGGCCCAGCAAATAGTCGTAGATTTGTTTAAATGATAAGCGACATTCTATCGTATTTGAACGCCCGACTGCCCAATATTTCGGCAGTAACTCGGCCTTTGTGCCAACTTATAGAAGAAACGGGCAAAGACGGCAACCTTCGCACCTTCCCCGTGGTTTACGATGGCAACGGCAACCTTGACTACATTACAAGGTTTGATTGGCGTACGGGCATGTCCTTTTGGCTAAAGAACGGGGCCGAAGATATCGAACTGCTTGACCGCGTACGTGCCAACAAAGAACGGGTGCAAATTACCATACCTTTAAAGTTTCATTGGATAGGTACGCGAACCACGTGGCAGAACGATACGCAATACCTTGAACAGTACATTTTGCTTGCCCTTCAAAAGGCGGTAAGCGTTGACAATATCCCCAGCCTTCGGGCTACCCTCGGCCTCGACCGCATCAAAACGGTTGTAACCAATCGGGAGTACGGGGCTGAAACCCTAAGCGGCGTGTTTGACAATATCGACCTTCGGCTACCCTTGGACATGGCCGCTGCGATGCTGGAGGTTAACTTGACCATTACGGGCGACCTTAGCTGCATTGTTGGTGCATCTTGCCCGGCCGACCTTGACTTCTTGCTGCTTGAAAGCGGCGACTTCTTATTAACTGAATCGAACGATAAAATTATACTATAATGGCAAACCAAAAGGTTACACAACTACCAGCGGCAACAACCAGCAACGATGCTGACTTGTTGTACGTTGTTCAGGGCACAACCAGCCGCAAAACAACCAAGCAGCTACTAATGGCTTCGACCTTGGCGGTTGCAAACGCTGCGGCTTCAACTGCCAACGCCGCAACGGCAACGGCAAACGCTGCGGCAAACACCGCAAACAATGCCCTTTCGCAAGTAGGCACGGCAGTTCAAAAGACTGGCGATACCATGACTGGCGATTTGGATATGGGTAACAACCAAATTGAAAACTTGGGTACGCCGTTTGGCCCCGCCGATGCGGCAACCAAAACATACGTTGACACCGCCGATGCCTTGAAACTTGACAAATCAGGCGGCACAATGACAGGGGCATTGAACATGGGGGCACAAAGCCTTACTAACCTTGGCACGCCAACAAATAACAGCGATGCGACTACCAAAAGCTACGTTGATTCATCATTAGGCGGCAAATTAAGTTTGTCAGGCGGCACTATGAGTGGTGCAATTAATATGGGTTCACAGGGATTAACAAACCTAACTACCCCAACAAATACCGCAGATGCCGCCACTAAAGGTTATGTTGATACAGGGCTTGCTGGCAAGCAAAACACGGTTGCCACCACCACGGGCACAGCCATAACGCTGGTTACGCCGCAAGAATACGGGACTTATGCAGCACCAGCAACGGGCAATATAGCAGTTAGCTTGACCAATGCGGTGCGAGGCATTGACCAAATAGTTTACCACGATGACACCGTTGCACCGACAATTGTTGTAACAGGCGGCACGGCAATAAAGTTCGGGCCGATTGACTATGACCTAACCAAAGTAAACCTGATTGTTTTCTTTTGGATGGGCGGCACAAATGTAGGGTACATCATAACACCAGCGGTTTAATGAGAAGGTTGAGGTTACAAATGATGGCTGGGGGGATAAGCATTGACCCTGATGCAGTTGCTTTTTTGGCTGCGGCTGGCATTACCGACGGCACAATAACATCGGCAATAAACAATTTGGTTATTTCGCTCAAAAGTTTCGGCATTTGGACTAAACTAAAAGCCATTTACCCATTTGTTGGGGGCACGGCATCAACTCATAAATTCAACCTTAAAAATCCAGTTGACACAAACGCAGCGTTTCGGCTTGTATTTTCAGGCGGCTGGACGCATTCTGCAAACGGGATTCAGGGCAACGGCACAAATGCGTATGCGGACACCTTCTATGTTCCAAATGCTGAATGTGATTCATTGCAAAATTCAATGTCATTTTATTCAAGAACCCAATCAAATCTTGGCAATCCTTATGAAATTTTTTCTGCGAACAATTCGGGTAATAATATAAGGCCTTATGGTCTATTGGTAAGATTTAACACTAACCAGTCTTTTTATGCAAATGGTGCATACAATCTTTTTGTTTCAAATTCAGATAGCCGAGGTTTTTTTCAAGCATTTACTGATTTAACAAATCAAATTTTATTTAGAAATTCTTCACAAATAGGGTCAATTGCAATACCAAATAACCTGATAAGCGGGTTTTCACTATACATTGGAGGCTCAAATGGAGCTGGAACTGCTGGACAGTTTAGTAACAAACAATGTGCATTTGCATCAATGGGCGGCACAAAGCTAACAACAACCGAAGCTGCCAACTATTACACCGCCGTACAGGCATTTCAAACCACATTAGGCCGCCAAGTATGATAACCCGCACCGAAATACCGCAAGGCCAAGAAACCGAGTTTGTTGGCCGCTTAACCGAAACGCAAAAGGATAGTTTGGTGGGGCAGCTATTCGCCCCTGACAGCTACTACAACCCAATTCAAGATGGCAACGAGCCGCATAACTGGGTGATTTCGGTTGAGGAGATTGACCAAACCACCAACGAAGAATTTATGTGGGTAAAGGATTTGCCTTTGATTCCTTGGGTTGCCCCGACACCAGTAAACCCATTTGAAGATGCGACCAATTAACCACATCGTTTTGCACACCACGGCCAGCAACATAACGGCCACGGCTGACAGCATTAACCGCTATCATAAAAAGGTGTTAAACTGGCGTTCGCCCGGCTACCATTTCATCATTGAACGCGATGGCAAGGTAGTTGATAACTGGCCAATTGAAAAGACCACCAACGGAGTAAAGGGCCATAACCACGATAGCATTCATATCAGCTACATCGGCGGCATTGATGCCAAGGGTAAGCCTACCGACAACCGTACCAAAGAACAGAAGCAAGCAATGGCCGAACTGGTTACCAAGCTAACCGACAAGTTCCCAAACGCTAAGGTATTAGGGCATCGGGACTTTCCTAATGTCAACAAAGCCTGCCCATGTTTTGATGCGGGGGCTTGGTGGGCATCCGTTAAGAAATGTTAAAAAACCTTTTAGGTGTTGGGAAACACTTACTTTCATGCAAACAATTGGGGAACTTATGACTGAACAACAAGTAAAAATCATTGACAGCTACGTTGATACGCAAGAACCGGGCTTCTTCAAACGCACATTAGCACGTAAAATTGTAATGGAAAACCCAGGTGCATTTGAGCAAACGAACAAAGAGGTTGATAGGGTGCGATGTTCAATCCGCTACCGAACAGGTGCGGTAGGCGAAAAGCTTAAAGCTCATGCAACAATCAGTGGTTCGTTACGGGAAAGCCTATACAACCCTGAGCAAATGAAGCCCAGCGAATACATGCAAGCGTTTATTGGCCGAGGGGAAAAGACCAGCAAAGAGGTATGGCATCTGCCGAACAACATACGCAAGCCCTTGGTTTTGTCCGACCTTCACTTCCCGTACCACGAACTGCCAGCAATCGAAACGGCTATCGACTACGGGTTCAAAAACGGGGTTGATGCGATATACCTAAACGGCGATGTGATTGACTTCGCTAAGATTAGCCGATGGGAAAAAGACCCAGCGTTGATGTCGGCACCCGTTGAGGTGCAAATGGTTCGCGACTTCTTGGCTGGGCTTGTGAGCCTTGGGCTGCCTGTTTTCTACAAGCTGGGCAACCACGAAGACCGCTGGGATAGGTACATACTTCAAAACGCACCTGAGTTGATTACCCTGCCCGGGCTTCAACTAAAGGCCGCCCTTGGACTTGATGAACTTGATATTGAGTTAATCGACAGCCGCCAACACGCCAAGTTCGGCAAGCTAAGCGTATTGCATGGCCACGAATTTGGGGATAGCATATTCAGCCCTGTAAACCCAGCACGGGGATTGTTTCTGCGGGGTAAGGCATCTGTATTGGCTGGCCACAACCACCAAACATCGGAGCATCATGAAAGCGACCTGAACAGCAAAGGAGTTGCTTGCTTTTCTACGGGTTGCCTTTGCGACTTGCAACCAGCATACCGCCCATTCGCATACACGAAATGGAATCACGGGGCTGCGATTGTTGAGATTGATGAAGATGGCGATTTCAGCGTTGAAAACTTTCGCATTGACAACCGCAAGGTTCGATGAACTGGCTTGGCTTCATATCAAGGCATTACGGGCTTATCGCAATTGCTGCCGCATTTATATTGGGCAAGCAATCCTGCAACCACAAAGCCGAGGCCGAGCGGCACAAAAGCAATTATGAGGCAATCCAGCAAACAACGGGAAGCACAGCAAGGCGTTTGGACTTGACGGTTGAGCAATTAGCCGCTGAGAACAAACGTCTGCTGGATAGCCTTAAAATGAAAAGCGGCAAGGTTGAGTTCGTGTATCGCACCAAATGGCGAACAAAGACCGACACCTTTGAAGTTGATGTTGAACGCTGGCATATCGACCTTCTGCCATGCCCGATTCAATCCTTCACAATTGACACCAACTGCATAAAGCTGACCGCATTATTGCACCCCGATTCAGCGGCCAAGGTAACGCTAACAACCGACTACGATTTGAGCGTTGTTGGCTATTGGCAGCGGCCCGGCAAATGGTTTGGTGCGAAACTTTGGAACGGATTGCTGGGCAAAAAAGAAGCCTACATAAAGATTGCATCGCCTTGTTTTAAAGATTCTGCCGTATATTTGAACAAATTTAGCCAAGCACAATGAACCCAATTTGCATTCAAGACCTTACAACGGCAAAAGTATTAGCCGCACCGACAAGTTGCCAAGCAACCGCTAACCTGAATATCGGCACATTGGCCCCTTCAACGGCTTATGATGTGTTTATTAGTAATATCGGCAGTCAAACTACTATTAAATACGACATCGTAACCGACGGGGCTGGCCTTGCAACCATATCCTTGCAAACCAACGCACTGTTCTTTAACGGCAACAATTTGTATTCTTTGCACGTTGTGGCGAACAACGATGACATTGCCGACTACGTGCTGATTGACAACCTATACGTTGGCTTCGTGCTGTACTTTTGGCGAAGCAATACAACCGCCCCGACCACGCAAAACATTCAGGTAGTTTAACTACCTTTGACCATACCAAAACCAAAAACCATGACACCAAAGCAAACAGCAGTAGAATGGTTGCAAGTGCAACTAAATGAAAATGGCAAACTTTCAGCAGTTGATTTTTATCAAGCCAAAGCAATGGATAAGGAGCAGCATAAACAAACTTACTACCAGGGTCTTAATAGCAATTTCCAAGACTTTGAACAATACTACAACGAAACCTTTAATACCAAAAAACCATGATTGAAACCCTACTTTTAACATCACTATTCATCTTCGGCGTATGGCTATCTACGGCTGAGGGCATGATTGGCGATGAACTTCGCTGGCTTTTCATTAGCCGATTCCC